TACACCAAGATCTGTATTTTCCGATTCTTTTTCCATATGATTTGCCCATATGTTTACCAAAACATGTTATTGGCTTTTCTTCTTTACACAAAGAACATAACTTCATATTCTTTTTCATAATAAACTCGGTTGTTTTCCCTTCTCCCAATTGAGAGATTCTTTTTCGAAATTTATATCACTTACTACTTCATTCCCCCAAGCATCCCATCCTTCCGTTTTCTGGCGGGCGAAGAGTTCTATTCTTGGAACATCTCCAACTAATTGCACAATTTTATCTCTGACTTCTGGTGGTTTTGAAGAGTGTTTTCTTTTAGGGGTTATCACTATGGAAGAAATAGTATTATCTTTTACCAAGGAGTGTGCATTCCCTTTAGTTCCTAACAAACAGACTTCTGCGTTGCTTTTAGTATAATAACCTATTCCGAAAAATGGATTTGTATTTTTAACATTTGTTTTAATCCATGTAAACGCAACTGTTTTATATTGAAATCCCCAAGAATTAATAACCTCAAGACCCTCTTTGATTTGTGGAAATGTTGCCCAAATGAATAAAAGACATTTATTATCTGTTATTTCTTTTATCGGTAACTTACAAATATCTAGATAATCCATACATTCATATTGGGAGTCTGCAGCCCCTTGGAAATTTGTTCCCATTGATTTGCCTTGTCTATATTTCCATGGAGGATCTGCGTAAATTATTTGATATTTATTTCTAATCATAATATATAATACTCTAAATATTCTACTGCTCTTTCTAAAAAATATGGACTTTCATCAAAACAACCAAGACCTAAGTTGCATCGATTGCAAAGCAATTTGCGAATATAGCCATGTTTATGATTATGATCTACTACCAATTTTCTATACGGTATTAATTCTTTACAAATAGCACATAGTCCTCTTTGTTTTTTGTACATATTAAAATACTGTTCTTCTGTAATACCAAATTTCTTTTTCAAATATGCTCTTCTACTAATAATTTTACCGTTTTTTGTCTTTTTATAATTTTTGTGCCAGTTCCTGATTTTATCTTTATTTTTCAATCTGTAACTAGATACGTATTTTTTTTGACAATCTTTACATAAGTGTGAAATGGTACCAGATTTCCTGATATAAAACTCTTTTCTCTCTTTAACTATTCCACATCTATTACAGCGTTTAGATAACTTAGTTACTCCCTTGCTTCTACATACTAGTGAACAATATTTTGAATTTTGTCTTTTTATCACAAATATATTCTTGCAAACCGGACATATTCTTTTATGTTTATTACAGTATGGCATTACCTCTTATTCGCATATTTATTCAACATCTGAACTGCTGTTTTAAAATCTACCTTAAATAACCCTTGAACAAACCCGATTGTATCCGAATGAAAGTTGCAACCGAAGCAATGAACATGATCTGGCCATATTGAACACGAAGGCTGAATTTCTTCATGGAATGGGCAAACTATTTTTACATGATCTGACATTTGATTATACGGAATCTCCAGAAAGTCTACCAATTCAACCAAATCCACTTCTCTAGCCGTTTGTATTTCTTTATCTGTCATTTTATTTCTTCAGAATATTCTTTTAATAACCGCACAAATTCTTTATCCGGTATGTGAAAAATATCTGCCATCCTATGCGATTGGTTAGAAGAATATCCTTTAGTTGTTAACCATTCGAAGAAATTAAAAAAATATTGTCCCAACCTCCACTCATCTGGAGGCTCAAACAATAAATCTCTTTCTTCTTTTTCTAACTCCCGTAACATTTGTTTTGCATTTGCTAACAAACCTTTTAATTGTTCTATTTTTCTGTTCATATTAATATTCAATATTATTTAAACTTGGCTCCAAAGTATTCGGCGCAACTTCATCCACTTCTACATCATATCTCTTAACCGGGCGGGTGTTATCGTCTGTCATCGTTCCCCTTTCTCCGTCAAATAATATAGGTATACGAAGTTTACTCTCACTCATCCTAGCTTTGTCTATACTTACTTCTAAACCATCCTTTGTGCCAACCACTAATAAAACTATGTCTGAATCTTGAGCGATACTAGAGCTTCCCTTCAAATCTTCTCCCGAAATATAATCGTTAGGATCTTGAGATTTACGAATATGGGACACCATATATATAATCATATCATTTTGTCGCGCCATCATTTTAAATGCACGAACCATTTGGGATATTTCCCTGGGATCGTCTCGCGTTGGCAAGAATCCGATATGGTCCATACCGAAGAACTGAACCCCATATAATTTCTTAGCTTGTTCTAATAACTTCTCAACCCTGGGGATTGTGTAGGTATCCATTGATACATCTATATAAAATGGATATTCTGACATTTCTATTTTTATTTTTTCCCAATCTTCGTCTGTAAATTCCGTGTGCGGCTTTTTGTATTTAGCTTCAAGTATTCGCTGGACAGTGAATAGTAGATCGTTCTCCAGACTAACTAATAATACTGGTGCACTATCATCTGCGTGCTTCAATAAAGTGTTATTTAAAAAAGTCGATTTTCCGATTCCGCTTCTGCCACTTATACAAACAAGACTCTTCGCCGGTATTCCTCCGCCTAAATATTTGGTTAATCTTTCTGAAAAGACTGGAAATCTCTTTGTTTTATTATTTCTTAATTTATCTATAACCTCATCTAATCTAAATACGTCCTTAATTCTAAACTTCTGTGCGGAATCTAATAGTTTCTGAAATTCTTCTTTTGTCCCTCCGTTGACCAAAAACTCATTTGCATCTTTACAGTTCGGAAATACTATATTATGGCACCGGTCTATTCCTATTCTCTCTGCAATTTTTTGTGCCGCTTCTTGGCCCGCTTCATCTGAATCGAAACAGATGAATATTTTAATGTCATTTGGTATATTTACAACCCACGGGGTAGCACCCATCGCACCAGATGTTACTGAAACTACTGATCGAAAACCTAACTGGAAAAGACTGCAGGTGTCATTTTCTCCTTCATTTATCAGTAAATATCCATCTTCTTTAGCGTACTGTAAACCTAACTCATGAAAAACCCAAGTCTCTCCGCCCGGATATCTTCTAAACGCCTTCTCTAATATATTCCTGTATTTATAGTCAACAACTTCCCCGTCTTTGAACACCGGCATTACTATTTCGTTTGTGTCCGGATTCCATCCTATATGAAAGTGTTGGAGAACACTTGGTTTGAGTTTTCTAACTTCTACTAGATATTGTAAACCGTCCTTATTTTCCCCATACAAATTGTCTTCATACGTAGAATAAGGAATTGTGGGCCGGGAATAGAGTCCTAAAATTTGTTTAAAATCTTTAATCTCCTCCATTGATATACTTCTCAACTTGATTAATTATTTTTTGTAGCTTACTAGCCTTGAATAAATCCTTATGTATTTCATCTTCTGTTTTATCCTTATATATTGCTTCTGGTAATCTAGAACAACTTGCAAGGAGTTCTGTTCTTATACCTTTATTATCATAATAATCCCATCCAATAATACGTTTATTACTTTCTAGGGCATCAATATCATGTTTTTTCTCATCGATATATTCATCTATTATATCTTTAAGTTCTGCAATAACATCTGATATCCATTCATCCGGAATTGTATCAAATTCTTTCATTGGCACCATTTCTAGATTAAATTTATTACAAACTATATCTTTTCCGTATGGTTCACCACAACTACAGCCGTTATTGTATACCCAAATAAATTTATTATTTTTAGTTAAATATAACTGATAACATTCCCACTCATAACTACCAAGATATTTAGCATTGGTATAAAACGGTAACATTATAAGAGATTTATTAAATCTTCTTACTATTTTAATTACTTGTCTAAAGTCTTTTATTTCTTCCATTTTATCTTTATGTTAATTCTATTCATTAAGAAATTCTTCCCTTACTTTATTTTCTGCATCTAATTCTTCTTGGATTATTGCCAAAGAATCTTCACCTATTTGCATAAAATGCAAAATTTCTTCGTTCATACTATTTATTTGTCTATGATACATCTCACCATAATATGGATATAAGTGATATTTATTCAATCTTGAGAGTAATTCTTTGATTTTTTTATATAATTCTATCTTAGTCTCCATATTCTTTTTCTCCACACAACTTACAGATTTTGTATTTTATAAGTTTCATTTCATAAATTAAAATTTAAATTGTCTATTGAATACTGCGTATGTTGGAGTTTTTATATGGCATTTTTGACAAAGAGTCCTACCGTTATCTGTGTCCCATAATTCCTTGCATCTTCTAGCCTGCTGCATAGTTTTTATTCTATTTTTTGATAAAATTTCAACAAATGTAAACGGATAATGATCTACTTCTAATTCTGTTCCCCTAATACCGCATATCTGACAAGTATAATTATCTCTTTCAAAAATTTGTTTAATCCACAATTTATAATTTTGCGAATTTCTGATTCTATGTTTTAGTTTAGACTTACCACCCCTCCAATGAGGACTGTTTTTGCCCCTCATTTTTCTTTTTGTTTTCTCAGAATGATGTTTCCCCTTTATCCATGGTATCTTGCCAATATTCATAGTTCTGAGTCTTTGTAATTCTTCCGAAGTACATATTTTACCATATTGGGGATTGTTGCTACCAGAAATATATTTAGAAGCATATTTTCCTTTACACCTTCTACTACAGAATATCCCCCAATTATGTTTATATCTAATCTTATTTCTTTGTACACTAATTATCTTTTCACAATATTTACACTTAACATTAATTTGTTTTTTACGAGATTCGGCAAAACATTTTATTGAACAATAATGTGGTATTGTGTGAAAATTACATTTTTGGTAAAACTTTGTTCCACATTGTTCACATGTTCTCTCAATAATTCTATTAGATTCTGATTTTCCCATGAAATTCTTTTAATTTACATATTTCACATATATCATAAGTGATTCTATAAAATTCATGTTTATGTTCGCCAACCTCATTCTCCCTTCTGAGTTGTTTATTGTCTTCTAATGATAAATTGACGGCTGATTTAATGACATTATTAACTTCTCTTTTCGATTTAATTAACTTATATCTACTATTTTCTTTACTAAAACAATATGGTTTCCAAATAGTAAGTACATGATACGGAATTTCAGAAAGTTCTTTTACGGAATATCCGGCAACAAGAACATAAGTTTGATACAAACCAATTAGTTCCCTAACGCTTTTATAGTTCT